CGCGCGGCACCTGTTAATTTACTTTCTCCTAATTGATTCCAACCACCTAATTTCTCAGGTGTACCATATCTAAATCGAACGTTTTCACCTCCAGTCCATTGTGCTTCCGCTCCGGTAGGGGTAATTTGTTTATTAAATCCTGGTAAAAAACCTATCTTTTGTAGCATATTAAAACCTATTTATTATGGTTTATATCAGATTGTAGGGGAATTCAAATGTTAAAAGCAGGGGAAAGTGTGGTGGCACTTTCCCCCACCATCATAGGGATATATCATTTTTTAAACCATCTTGGAAGACCTAAATGAAGTCGCTTGTCAAACATATTATCTTTAGATCCCGAAGTTTCTTGATTGTTGTAGTGAAGAAAAACTTGTGCACACTCTGTGCCCTTAAAAGGTTTTCTCCAATGTTCTAGTTCACACCCAGAATAAACTAACATATCACCTGGTTTTAAGTCTACTTTAATTCCTTTGGCTGTGCTTGCAACCGTTATTCCTTTCTTACCTCCATCTTTTTCAGCTCTTCCTACATTTTCATTTGGACTTAAATAGATTGGCCACTCATCACCACCTAAGCTCATAGTAGTAGATACCTCACAACTAAATCTATCTTTATGTCTTTTTAATTCATCCCCTTTTTTATATAGTCTTGCATAAGTGTAAGCAGGGTATAATTTTAATCCGGTTGTTTTTTCCATAAGAGGTTGACATTTCAACATTAAAGTTTCCATAGCTATATTAGAATACTGACTATAAGTATTTGGTATTTGTTTATCATCATAGCTTCCTATAATATCTTCAAAGGGTGAAAGGTATCTAGTTTTTCTACAAGTATCATAAACTTGTTTTTGCATAGAAAAATAGTTTGCAATAAAGGTAGCTAAATCTTTTGATATAGCTTGACGTACAACTGTGTATTTGTTTTTTTTAAAGCTCATATTAATAGTAGTTAAAATTTAACACTACCCTCCTTTTGTCATTTGTTGTGTTAGTTCCTAAATGTTCTAAACTAGAATTAAAAATAATTATTCTGTTTTCTACAGAATTTATTTTTTTTTTATTTTCTTTAAACTTTGTATAACCATTATTTGTATTTAAATAATATATAGCTGTATTTCTATGTTTATTATCAACGTGATAAGTTCCCTCTATAATTTTTTCAGCATAGTTAGTACTATTTAGTTTTATGTTTATTAAGGATACACATTTTAATTTTTCTATAGTAGGTAAAAGTAAATCATAATATTTAGAATTTGAATTATTATTTTCATAAACCGTATGAGTATATTTACCTTTATCTAAACCTTTTTCTCCAAAATAATCTGTATAGTTAGAAAAATACCAAGGAAAAAAAGAATTATTTAAAACACTATTTTGTATTTTTTTAAAGTTTTCTTTATTTAAAAAATTGTCAATAACTTTAAACATCTTTAGCCATTTCTTTTGGTACAGCTTGTATATTCCACTGTATAAATCTAAAAGGTTCACTACCCTGATCGACTGGAAACTCATGTTCAAGATAACCTGGAAAAATAATTAATGTTCCAGGTATAGGTTTAAAATGAATAAGGTCCATGCCATTAAACACACCATTTGTGCTATCTATTTCTGGTTTCATCTTTAACTTAGTTGCTCTAGCCCCGGTCTTTGGTTCATGAAAAATAGGATAGGAAGTTTTATCAGAGCATTTTAAAAAATAAAATCCTGCTACATGCTGATTCCCATGTATGTGAGCGCTGTGTTGAGCACCACCGTTTTTACTAAATTCCTGTACCCACATCTCACTCACCATAGTTAGGTATTTATCCATAGCATAACCATGGTCATCTAAAAATTCCCAAGATTTTTGGCTAATATAATTTCTCAAATCTAAAAAGTCATTATCATGTATTAATGAAGTTGAATGATGTACCTGCCCACAATCTTTAGTATCTTCAATTATTTTTTTATTTCTAACTCTAGCTGCTTTAATATATTTATTAGAGGCTTTGTTTAAAGATTTAATAAACTCAGGCTTTTCTTCTGCCCAAATTGGGGTATTAAAATAATTTCTTTTATCCATATTTTTTAAATAAGTTATTTTCTGTCTTGTATTTTTTTAAAATTAAACTTGGTATTTCTATCTCATCTTTATAAATTTTTTGTTCTATTTTGTTTGTTCTTATAGTTGTATGGGTAGATTTTTTCATGTCAACCTGATTTAAATTATTAAACGTGTGGTCTGTATAGTAGGGTACATCTAAAAATTTATATATACTTTTAATTGTTTTTTCAGGGTGTGAACATAGGTCTTTGTACTTAATAGTTAAAAGATTGTTCTTATAATGTTTTGTTAAAAAATTTAAAGCTAACGCTGATTGCCCAACCTGGCCCTCTGGCTTCATTAAATTATCACAATATCCACTCATTAAATTATCTAGTACTTTATCAACTCTAATCCAAGATTCTAATATTTCTTTAAGAGGTCTGACTAATATTATAAATTTTGCTGGTAAAAACCCATATTGTTTTAATAGATTAAAATTTTCCGGTGTTCCCCACCTACCCTGCTCTAATATATATTTTTGTTTATGCAGATAAAAATAATTTTTAAAGGTGTTTTTTATTATATTATTATAATATTTTTCATTGTCTTTATATTTTTTATCCACGTCAACGCCGGTCCAATGTTTATAACCATGTTCTTGTTTGAAACGATTTAAAATCCACACTACACTAGGTATAATACTATTGGGTGTTACGTAAAAATTAGGGTTTTGATTTATAATAGATCTTAACAAACTAGTACCACACCTAAAAGTTCCACTTAAAAAAAATACTTTTTGATCCATTATTTAAATGGATATCCAATATGCCACGCTACAAGTGAATACCGTACTCCTCTAGTTACGGGTTTAACTCTATGCCATATATGACTAGGAAATACTATAATAGAACCTTTTGGTAATATCTCTTTTGCTTTTCTTAAATGTTTAGTTTCATCTCTCATATGCGGATCATAGTTTCTAAAATCAAATTCCAATTCTCCGCCATCATATTCTGAGCCATCGGTTAATTGACATGTCATAGATAATTTTCTCATTCTACCATGACTGGGATCATTTTTGTCTTTTCTATCGTAAGCTTTCTCCCAACTATCAGAGTGCCAATCGTAGTATTGATTTAGTTTATACTTTGTAAATTGACACGACTCCGATCTGTCCCAGTTAAAATTCCAACCAGCATTTTTATTAGCTTGATGAACAAAGGGTTGTATTTCTTTATAAATCCAAGCATCATTTAACCAAGTGATATCTGAGTTTCTTTTTCTTTTCATATTTTTAATTTCATCTTTAGATAATTTTTTGTCTCCATAACCACCTGTTCTTGCAAGCTGATCAGTATTGGATAAACCATACTTAATAACCTCATCACAAAATTTAGGGGTTAATGCAGATTTAAAATACCAGTAATAATTAGATAAATTCATATGTAATGGTTTGAATAAAATTTAAAGAATCTTTTTGATTATTGGTAATGTAATACATATTAGTGGTAGGGAACATAATAAATTTATTATTTTCTAAAGGCATATCCCAACTTCTACCTTTTCTTCTGTTATCATCGTAGTTAATTCTAACGTTACAATTATCAACTTTTAATCCATAAAGAAGAGTGTAGTCTGGTGAGTCTTTTAAATCTATGGGATTGACATTTATTAAAGGAGGGGTCGTTTCTAAAGGATAATATATATTTCCCCATGTTTTTTTATTAACTAATTTAATTTTATGTTTTAAATTAATGTGTTCTTTAACATAGGTATTTAACATATCCCATGTTCTAGAAAATGGAAATTCTTTTTCTGTAAGTTCGGTGTGTAGAGTGTAGTGAGCTAACTCATTTCTATTAATTTCAAAACCTTTTGGCATATTCACATCGCCATAAAATAAACTTTGTTCTGTTAATACTTTCTTCTGCATACCACCATTTTTAATTTATGCTTTTGTATCTGTCAAGTCCCAAGATTGATTAGATTCATTCCAAACATAAATCCAATGATGAGTAGCTGCTGTATTTTGTGATTCTTGCTCTGCAGTTAATGCTGGAGCATCACCAATTGGTGGTTTCCAAGAAGCTGTTTCAACATGTTTAATCCAACTAGGACTAGGTGAAGGATTCCAAAAAATATTATTATCTGGATCCCATGTTCCACCAGGAAGTGCAAAATTACCTCTAAATGCTTTTGATTGATCTTCTGATAAAACATTATCGGTATAATGTTTATTAGCTCTAGTGTTAAATGAAGTTTGAATCCACATTGCAGCGGGCCAGTTACTATGTTTCTCTAAATAAGTTTGACCTATTGATTCTATTTCAACACCATTAGAGTCTTCAGTGTTTGCATTAGTTAAAGTATGTACAGCTAATACTTCGTTTGTGTCTGATATTTTTGCAAAATGTGCCATATGTAAAAGCTTTATATCATTTATAGGGATTTTTAAAAGTAAAATCTTTATCTTTAATACCAAGTAAATCTAACCATTTATTAATCCAACCGGCAGAACCTCCCCCAAGTATTATAATGTTACTCATAATTTATATTTATATTTATTCTAATTTTTGTATCTGTTTGAGTGACAGCTTTGTGTCTCTTGTTTGAATTAAATAAAACAATAGAGTTTTCTTTTGATAAAAATTTTTTTCCAGACTCAAATTCTGTCCAACCATTATTAGTTCCTACAGAAAAAATAGCTATCTTTATATTACTATCATCTGTGTCAACGTGAAAATTAGATTCTACGTGTTCATGTTGATTTGTATATAAATTTACTTTTGCTCTAATTATTTTTTTACAATTTAGTTTTTCAGTTATAGGATATAAAACTGCCTCTACAATTTTATCTTCTGAAGACTGCCCTTCTTTTTTAAAGAGTGTGTGACAAAAGAAAAAATCACAGTTTTTCCATTTCTCATCCGGTTTAGATGGCAGAAAAGAAGATTGATAATAATAAGGAAATCTAGGATCTTCTAATATTTTTTTTATATTATTAAATTTATCTTTAGATAAAAACTTTTTTATCGCTTTCATATTACGAGACTATACAGATAAGTTTAAAAAAATCTAGTTATTGAAACTTATATCTTATAAAAACAATCCCTGAACCACCGGGCTTACCATATGGAGCATTAATTTGGCCACCACCGCCACCCCCCATATTTGTCGATCCTGCTGTTGCTTCTGATCCCGGAGCAGCACCACCATTTCCACCACCACCTATTCCACCTGTTGTTGTTAGTCCGGAAGAAGTACCCGCGCCACCACCACCGCCAGAAAAATATCTACCTGCTGGACCTGGTTCTCCATAACTTGGAGCAGTTGGCCCAAAAAAAGCATCTGCTATTCCTCTTCCCGCTCCTCCGTCTCCTCCG